TACTTATGAATTCTGGATTAGAACTATTGATTGGTATGTTCCAGTTCTTGTAACTGACGAAAAAAACTTTACAATGAGGGGCATAATTTGGGGTGGTCAAACTAACCAAGCATATATGGTAATAGGTGTCTATGCTGGATATTTAGGTTTATGGTCAGAAAGAAGTGCAACGGATTCAAGGACATATCCATTAGTTTTGACAGATTCTTATATTGCTGATGGTAATTGGCACCATATTGTTTTAACTAAAAGCAAATCAGGATCTATAACTACTTATGCAAGTTATGTTGATAGGGGAACCACAAATAATGTCATTTCATTAGGTGATTTTCTTCCATACTCAGATGGTATTAGTGTTAATGATGGAAGTTCTACTCCTGTTAGAAATAGTTTTATGGCTATTAATGACGATGCTGGCATACTTAATAAATTTGATTATGTTGCAGAACTTGATGAAGTTGCAATTTATGATTCAGTTTTAAGTACACAGGAAATAAATGATCATTACTTTTCAGGTTTATCAGAAACTGAAACCAATATTAGTGTAACAGTAAGTAATATTGGATTAGATGCTAAAGATGCTTTACTAGGTTCACAAGTTGGCGTGATTGCTGCAAATATTGGAGTTACCTCTCGTGACGTATCTCTTAAAATCGGTGGAAATGTTGCTATTGGAGCAAATCGTGAAAATATAACAGTTACTGGTCATACAATAATAGTTAGCGATTCTGGATCAATAATTATTGAACAACAAGTTTCTAATACAAATATTAAATCTGGAAAAAATAGACTTGGCAATAAACGTGATGAATTTAAATTCATAGCATCAAGTGATACTTCTCCATCTGCACGAGATGCGTCTACTCTTACAGGACTTGACTATGGCGGTTTATTATATAATCAAATTAAAAAATTAATATTTAGAATTGGCAATACATCAACTACTCCAAGTGACTTTATAATTACTTCATATGCTAATGAAACACAAGTTACTTCTGCCGTACAATTCTCATATGATAATATTACTTATACTGATAGTTTAACAATAGAAGGAATCTTGCCAAATGATATAACTGAAGTTATCTATGTCAAATTTGATGTAAATAACTTAGATGTTTTAGGCATTGGAACATTCCTTGTTAGTGTGGAGCAACAATGACGAATAAAATTTATACACAAACTGGACTAGTAGAAAATTCTTGGAATTCACGCGGTTTAATAACCCATAATTTTGTTAATAAAACATTAGTTAAAACTGATACTGGTTTATTATTTGCTGTTGTTCAAGACAGATCACCAACAAGTGACATGTATATTCGTGTTTCTGTAAATAATGGTTTTACTTGGGCAATACCGATTGGTGCTCAACTAGGTACGGATTTTATAGATGATATAGATAGTTCAAATTCTAATGGACCAGTAATGCATTTAGTTGTTGATGAAAAATCACAAACAGTTTTATTAACAGTTTCTGGTTATTCAGTTTCAGGTTCTATTTTTAAAACTATAGTTTATGGATGGACGTATTCAATAAGTTCTGATGATATTGTTACTTTTACTAAATGGGTAGATCCAATACGTTTTGACGCTGGTGGATCTTTATTTGCACTAAATATAATGAATTCATTAAATTATGATGTATCCGCAACATTTAATCATATCTATTTTACATTAAGTTATAATCAAAAAATATTTGTAAAAGCTTATTACCCAACCAATTGGTCATCTCCGGCTATTGCAAGTATTGAAACAGTAGAAGATGATTATTTTGATTTAATTTCTACACATGCAGATAATCAAACTTCAATATTGGATATATTAGCAATACGAGATCGAGAATTGGAATATGAATTAGTTTATATAAAATTTAATTCTTTGACTAAATCATTCAATAGTCCTGTAGTTATTAATTCATTTGTTCCAACAGTTGCAAATGATTTAAATATTTCTAGAGATGGATACAATAATCTATTAGCTTATTGGACTCAATTTAATACAGCGGGCACTTTTGTAAATCAATATTATTCTATTTCATATGACGATGGTTTAACTTGGTCAACACCTACAACAATTCCAACAACAGCTAGTCAAGGTGATTTTGAAGATTCTATAAGTTTTCAAAAAGCAGGACGTACAGTTTCTCTTAATGGAGATACTGGATTTATATTATCTTATGTTAGAAATTTTAATGGTAAAGCAATTACTTATGTTCGTACTTTACTAAGTGAAAATGGCACAAGTTATCAATTAAGCGAAGAAAAGATAGCCGCTTCTCATGCAACAAAAGATGTAGTTGGTTTAAGATTCTTTAAACCAGCTGGTAGTGAATCATATAGTTTTGATCAAATTGGTGATATAAGATTTGCTTATCAAATTGGTCAAGGAGATAGTCCAAGTCAAAATGATAGTATACCAGTTTATTTTGGTCAAAAATTATTATTAGATGAAGCTTTTGTAGAAACAGAAATTATATCATTTGAAGAAGATACTCCACTAGGAAATGAATTATTGGTTAATTTTAATTTACTTGGTTCATTAAATGATAATGTAGATTATTATGCCGAAGGATTAGTTGGAAATATTACAGATAAATATGTGTCTACATTTGACCGTTTTGGAACATCAATTGAATTAGTGCACTATGAACCAATTCAATCATCTAGAATAAATGATAAAAATGCTTATACATATGAAGGATCTACGTATGTTAAAGTATTTGTAGATTCAATAGCTTATGCAAATCCAATTAGTGGCAATGAAGTATTTGTTAACTATATTGAAAGAGATACAAGACAAATTTATTTGCCGCCTGACATGCATATAAGTAGAAATTATATTCTAAATGATGGCAATAAACAAAAGAGAACTGTTTGGTTAATGAAGTATGCTGGAAATGAATATGAAGTTACACAAGTTCTGCCTTACTTTATTGACAATCAAATAGCTTATTACACAGCAAATGCATTTGTAGTAGGCGCAACAAGAAATCCATTTACTAGAGCAATTCAACCTACGGAGACATAATGACAATTAGCCAAACAACAATTACATTTTCTTTACCGGAAGATATTAATTCAAATAGACTTGACGTATTTCAATCATTAAGTAAAAATGGATCATATACTTTATTGGAAAGTACGCCATATGCCTATGGTATTACTACATTTACTGCAACAGATTTAGATGAGAGCTCTTGGTATAAAATACGATTTGCTAACAGTAATAATAATACAGTAGGACAATTTTCTGATCCTGTATTTGGTGGCAGTTATGCTGCGGCAGCTCCGTTTCTTGCTGTAACAAGCCCTACGGATGGAGCTAACTATGCAACAGTGCAGGAAGTTTATGACTATGCCAATTTAAATGCTGAAGACATTCCTACCTTTAGAGTTTCATCTGCCCTAAAAAGAGCTCGTGCAGTTATCGACTGGCGTACAGCAGAAATGGATTTTGAAAGATTTAACGATTATGATGAACCTACTGCTCGTCGCAAATATAATGCTTCATTAAGAATACTAAAAGAAGCTGAAATTAATATTGCATTAGGTAACTTATATCAAAATCTATCAGATGATAGAATTATTGAAAATATGAGATTAAATTCATCTTCCAAAGTTGGAAGTGTAACTATAGGTGGAACAAGTATTGGCGGAGACGATCTTGGAGATCGTAATGAAAGCATTCTATTCTTAGCCACATTATCTTCTAGATACTTTGCACAAGGTGAAATCTTATTATCCCATTTTGATACCAATAGTATTAAATTAGTTGGATATGATCTTGCTGTTCGTGTTCCAAAATTCCGTTATCCATTTAATGGATGGGCATAATGATTCAAGTATTATATAGAGTTTTAGCTGTATTTATAGCATCTGCTTTAGGTGCTGTAGGTGCAGGAACAATAGCTGGTATTAGCATGCTTAATGCAATATTTATTGCTGGCATTACCAGTGTTATGACTGTTGGTGAAGCATTAGCTAGATCTTATATCAAAGATGGGAAATTGACTTTAGATGAAATTAATAAAGCTTTTGATCTTGTGGATAAAGAGGATTCTTAAAAGACTACACGAACAAGCGTGGACTATTGCTGGAACAATTCTTGTTTTGATAACTCTTTCGGGAGATATACAAAAATGGGGAATTATTGTAAGCGTAGTTACATTTTTAATAACTATGTCTTTTATGTATAATCGAGATGACCCCAATGAATCCGATGAATGATATTATGAATTTGACGTCTAGATGTATTAAATATTTTAGAAAGCTCTTCTTGCGATATCCCAATAGCATTAAGTTCCCGGATCTTTAATACTTGATATTCGGTTAATTTAGCATTAGGATTCTTAACACCTTTAGGTTTTCTTCCTTTTGCAGCACAATCTACATTATTTTCTTTATGCGTACCTTGCTTTAAATGCTCTGGATTACAACATATAGGATTATCGCATTTATGCATCACGAGTAGATCTTCCTGCAAGTCTCCATGATATAATTGATATGAAAACCTATGAGCAAACCATTCATCGCCATCATAATTCCATCTTCCGTAACCATCGCGATCTGTAAAACCTTTCCAAATCCAGCATTCTGAGGAACTCTTGTCAATTCTATCATGAAAGTCTTGTATAGTATTTTTTCTTTTATCGTATTTATCATGTACTCTTATTTGTGTCGGCATCTTGTTCCTTTGTTACATTTGCATTAATTATATCATATAGTATGCCCAATTACTTGCACTCTAACAAAATATGTAGTACTATATAGATTGCTTGAGATTGATGCATTGATGTCAATACCAATCAAATATAATAAAAAAGCATATATAATAGATTGATATAATTGTTTACATTGAATATTGATCAATCTATAAACAATCCAACCAAAGAAAGAGTCCCCAAATGCAAATATCAGGAACAGTAGCTAAGGCACCAAGAGTGCTTGACAAGGTAATATTTTCGGCAATCAAACATGAACAATGTGATAAACCAATTCAATTAGTATTATTTAGAAAAAATAGACCAGCTTCATTAACTAATGCTTTGTCCAATGCTAAAGTTGGCGATCCAATTACTATTATAGGAAAGCAAGAAAAAAATCCAACTACTAATGAAACTCAAATTGTTGTAACTGACATTATTGGAGTAGAAGTAGAAGTTGGACAATCAACCAAGGACATACCCTGTCCAAGTGTATTTTAAGGCGATAAATAATGTGGGCTAATCTTCTGCTGTTGTTAGGATCAAATGCTGCAAGAGCAGAAGTTTTAGCTGCCTCTAGAGAAGTTTTAAAAAAATATGGTTTAGCAGTAGCAAAAAACTTTTTTAGTAAATTAAGCAAAGAAGAATTAATATCTTTAAGTAAAAAAGAATTATTAGAACTGGCTGAATTAAATTTAAAAAGTTCTGGTAGAGAAGTAATAGATGCAAAGATATTCTCTAAATCAAATGCCCGCAAATTATCTAATATTGCTAATCAAGGTATTGATGCTATTGAAAGTAGAACAAGGGCATATCTAGAAGCTAAGTCGTTAACTATCTTGACTCAAAGAGGTATTGACGCAACATATAATCCTCAGATTAGAGCAATACGCGCAGCTATGGGATTAAAAAATCCAAAGGTTCAAGAATTAACTGGTTTTAGATCAACGCAATTATATCGAAAAGCAAGAGGTTTATCATCTAATGCATTAGAGGCGGCATTATTTCCAACTAATGCACGTCAAGCATTTGGTGTATATTATCTACGTGGTATAATTGGAGAAGGCACAGCAAGTTCATTAAATTCATTATTAGTTGGTGTACCTAGAGCAACATTAGCTACGCCAAAAGTAAGAGCTTTTGTACGTGCTATGGAAGCAGAAATAAAATACTTAAGAACCGTTGGACAAGTAAAGAATGCTTCTCAATTATCTAAAGCATTAAAAAATGCTACAGCACAAGCAAGAAATTTATATGGTCCACAAGATCCATTGTACAAGTCCAAGATAGCTGGTTATGTTTCTGGTAGACTTACAATACCAGTAGCAAGTACATATATATTTGTTGATAATGATGAACGCAAAAAGAATGTTCAAAAATTCAATAAGAGTATTCCAGACTTTGCTAAAAAAACTGCCAAACAAAAAGTTAGAACATATGTTGATTCCTACACTAGACAAGATGGAATCAGGGTAAGAGGCCATTACAGACAACTAGAGGTTGCAGCATGAAATCAATATTCAATGAAAATCAAATAAAAGCAATTGAATTGTTATCTTATGGTAATAAAACATACAAGGAAATAGCTGACCTATGTGATACTACTGCAGAGACGCTTAGACAATGGAGAAAGCTTCCAGAATTTCAAGAAGAAGTAAAGAAAAGATGCAGAGAAGTATTAAAAGATATGGAACCTGCTTTGTATAATATTGCTTTAAAGAAAGCATTTGAAGACGGTTCTTGGCAACATATTAGGCTTTTACTTGGTAGAATAGAGAGGCTGGAAGATATTGCTGAAGGCCGTGGTCAAGATTACAACATCATGTTTAAGTGGAAAGAAGATAAATAATGTTTACAGTCCCCGATACATATACAGAAGGTATGGAAGAAGTGGTCAAATGGTCCAATTCATTGCCTGAAGAATATTCAAAAAGATTCATGTTAGATGTATATAAGATCTACATGGAATGGAAGTATATGCTAGACACAACAGAAGATGAGGCACAGAATGCTTAGTCCAGTTCTTAATTCAATAGCAGATGGATCATTTAGATGTCCATATTGTGGAGAAATTATATATTTAGATCAATATCATTCTTGCAATGATATGAAACAAGAAGCGAAAGATCGCTGGAATGAATGGTGTCCTGAAAGCATGAAGATTGCATAATTATGCAAACAATTGAATTAGATTATAGTCCATACGAATACCAGTGCGTTGTTCATGAAGATGAGCATCGCTATAAGCTTATAGTTGGTGGTCGTCGTGTGGGTAAATCTAAGATGGCCCTAATGGAACTCATCAAGCATTGCCTGGAAACACCCAAAGCTAATGCTTGGTGGGTTGCGCCAACAATAAGTATGGCTAGAGAAATAGGATGGGAAGAGTTTAAAGAATTTAGAGATGACTTAGAGCCTGCAATAGAATCGGTCCACGAAACATTATTGCGTGTCAAATTCTTAAATGGATCTCAAATATCCTTTAAGGGTGCAGACAATGAAAGATCCCTTAGAGGTAGAGGCTTAACATATCTTGTCATTGATGAGGCAGCATTCGTTGATCCCGACATATGGACCAGAGCTCTCCGCCCAGCACTCTCTGACCGCAATGGCAAGGCAATGCTTATATCAACACCAAATGGTCGCAATTGGTTCTATGATCAAGCTTCAGTAGCCAGCAGTGATCCAATGTGGTTGTATGATCATTGGCCAACCTGGAAGAATCCTTTGATATCCGAAGATGAATTAAAGCAGGCAGCACAGACTGTATCAGAGATGGACTTTAGACAGGAATATCTGGCTGAATTTATTACCAAAGAAGGTCTAGTATATGACAACTTCAATGAAGAAAATGTGATAGACTCCGCATCACCGTCAATTCATGACTGGGATATCTACTTAGGTGTAGACTTTGGTTATGCTAACCCAACAGCTGTATGCTTTATGGCAGTGGATAATATCCAGCAACAAGTAATTCAATTTGATGAAATATATATAACTAGAAAAAGTATTGATCAAATAGAGGATATGATAATCGAAACATTGGCCAAGCATCATCTTAGTAGGTCTTCAGTTAAGGAAATACTGACAGACCCAGCTGGTAATGCTGCAGAGTTATCGTCTGGTATTTCACCAGTGGATTATTTGAGGATGAGTGACTATCGCTGGCATGTGGACAATAAAGGCTCTCAGATAGCCCCAGGAATAGCTCTGGTGAGATCATTTGTGCAAACAGCTGATGGAACAAGGCGTTTTTTTGTTACTAATAATTGCAAGGAAACTATTAGATCAATTTCTGGTTATACTTATTCTAAAGAAAGTCAGAGATACGAAACCATTAAAGAAGAAGCATTGAAGGATGGCCTACATGATCACATGTGCGATGCAATTAGATATTTCTTTATTAATGTATTTAATCAAAATAAATGGATTACAGAAGTTCCAGAACAGTATAATTATGGGATGGACTTACAATCAAGAACAAGAATTGTTATGAAACGATGCCAGATGTGTCGCTCTCAATTCTCTAGCAAGACACCCAAGAATCAACCGCCCTATATTTGTAGGGCTTGCAACGGAGAGCAATAATGCCTACTAATTTTTCAGCCTGGGATTCACTTCCTATAAGTACAACACAAAGAGCTTTTTCAGAAACTTATAATCTTGAAGAAAAAGAAAGAAAAGAAGCCGCTGAGTTAAATAAAAACTATTATTATGGCAAGCAAGAGGGCGATGTTGTATTGATGAATGATGACGTCAATCCTATTACAATGAACATCACAAAACCAATTGTATCCAAAAGATGTTCATTACTTTATTCTCGACCATTAGTAAGAGAATGGGATGGATCACCCAGATCAATTGCCTATCTTGAGCAAGTCTATAAAGATAATAAAATTGATTCTCTGCTTGGAAAGGTAGACTTGTATGCTGAACTTACTGGCTCCGTCCTTCTACATCCTACTATTGATGAGAATCTCCCTGGCCAAATCAGACTTGTACTTTACGACGCTTCTGAGTTTAGCTCTGCTGGCAACGATGATGATCCTAATACTGCTGATGCAATCGCTCTAACTAGAATTCTTTCAAGATTAGTTGATAGTTCAGGAGTTACCAGTGATGGTCGTAGACAGCCTCAAATAGAAAAAACTATTCTTCAACAAATCTGGACAAATGATGCAGTAACAATGTATGAAGGCAATCAAGTGGTAGTCTCAGAACCAAATGAATTAGGATTTTTACCTTTTGTCAATTTCCAGGGCGAAGAAGTACACAATGCCTATGTCGGTTATCCAATGGCTACAATTGTTCGCAAATTAAATTCTCACATCAA